AGGCAAAGGAATTTATCGGCAGCGTTGCTGGATTCGGCAAGGATATTGCAAGCTTCCTAGGCCCTGAGGGTTTGGTTACTGCTGGGATTGCGGCGCTTGGCGGCAAGATGGCTGGGCTGGGCGGCGCGCTTGGCGCAACTTTTGCCTCAGAATTTATCAAGCTTGGCGTTGACCCAATCACTGCAACAATTACCGGCACCCTTGCTGGTGCCATTACTGCAGGCATTGTGCAGGGATTTGCAAGCACAGCAGCACAGGCAGCTGTAAGTAAATTCCTTGGACTGTTCAAGAGTGTTCCTATTACACCAAGCATTCCTACTGCACTGCCGGGTGGCGCTAGCGCAGGCGGCGGCGCAGCATCAGCCGTTGGAACAATTGCAGTATCTGGGCTTGCGGCTGTAGCAGCATCTGCCGCAGCCGTTGCATCAATCGTTGCAATTGCCGCTGTTGCATATTCAAGCATTGTGCCAAAGAGAGTGCAGGCAGCAATTAGCGCAAGGCTTGGTGAGTTTGGGAAACGCGCTGGGCAGGAAGGTACAGCAACTGGTGCAGGTGGTACTTACAATGCTGGCGGTACATATCAGGGCGGCACATCGTCATATTTGAATTTGCAAACCACCACCACACTTCAGCTTGATGGCAAGGTGATTGCTAAAAGCGTTGATAAATATCTTGGTAGAACAGCTGCCTATGCCGGTAGCAGGGTGGGGGGTAGATAATGGCAACGGCCCCCTTTCAACTCTGGCTTGATGGCGCTGCAATCTCTACGGCGGTGCGAGTTGGCAGCACGGTAACCATCACCACATCCTCAGCGCACGGGATTGTAACCGGCAGCTATGTGCAAATGGCTGGGTTCAGCGGCACGGTTGGCAGCACGATGTCAGGGGTGTTCCAAGCCACTGTGACATCGGGTACCAGTTTTACCTACACCGCTGCTGGTAATGCTGGCACCGCGGTTACCGCAATCAGCCTTACCAGTGAGGTATTTAGTTTTGACATTCTTAATCCCCTAATCAACTACTCAAGCACTGACCGCGGTTCCGCGCTATATGTGCCGCTGGAATCACTGCAAATGAGCGCGTCAGGTGACGGCGAGGCTGCAACTATCAGTTTTACAGTGGTGCAGGATGACACCCCAGGCAGCTCGCCTTGGTTTCTCACCATCCCAGACCAGACCCGCGTGCGGCTTGTCAAGGCGAATACTGGCGCTGTTCCAGCTGTGGGGCAGGGATACTTCAGGGGGTTTATTCAGAATATCAATGCACGCTTGACTGGCTCAGGGCAAGGCACGATTGCGGATGTTGAAGCGCTGGATGTTAATGCGCTGCTTGACCGCGTAATTGTCTATGGCACGGTGCGCTAATGGCTAAGGGTTACGCAATTGAAACGCTGAGCCGGTCAGGATTGGTTGGCGTTATCAATGTAAAAACAGTAGAGCCGCACCCATTTGTGGTGGGTGATAAGGTGCGCCTATACAATGTGCCTGGCGGTGGCACTGCTGGCTCATTTATGGCTGAGAATCCATATACGGTGGCAAGCGTTACGGATTCTGGGGCATCAACATTCTACCGATTAAATCTAACCAGCACCATTATCAACTCAGCATCAATGCTGACTACCACGAATATTACCGCTGGTACTGTGTACGCAAACAGCAACCAATATGTGCTTATCACTACAGCAGAGCCGCTGAACTTGCAGGCTGAGCCGCGCATTCGCATTCGTGGCGTAACACACCCACTGGGAAATATTGAGCTTATCCAATTCATCAATCAGCAAGTAAATTCTCAGAATGTCACCATTGTTAGCCCAACTCAATTTATTATGAGGCTGCATCGGCCGCAGCAAACTTGGACACCTGGCGGCTCAGCAATCGTTTGGACTACTGGCACAGTGGAGTATGTGCCAAGCGGCGCGGTCATTGCGCTTGACGATGGCATTAATGTGGCTGGCGGCAGGATTGGCGGTATCGGCATCAACACTGGGCGCTCACGTGTGTATAGAATCAAGCAAGAGGGCGAGGTTATCGCTGGAGTGCTTGGGCTTGCCGCTGAATCAAAGGGAATTGATTACCCATTTTTGCGGCTCTTTGATAGCACTGATACTTCAAGACTCAGCAAGAATCCGTTGCGCACGGGGGTAAGCCTTAACACTGCAGCTACTACGCTGCGCTCGGCAATGGACTCTGTGATTGAGGTATTCCAGGGAAGGGATGCCAAAAAGCGCCGCTATTACATCAACCTTGATGGACAGCTGGTATATGAGCTGATTGACGATTCGCAGCCAGTCACCGCAACAGCGCCATACAAAATCATTATGTCTGGCGCTGGAAATCCGAACACAAGCACACAGGCAGCAACGCTTGCAGCGCACGCAATCTCCCTGAGCTGGGATATGGACACCACCAAGCGCGCTCTGTTCACTACCGGCTCAAGCACGGGTGCGCCAATCGCTGACCTGATTAAATCGGATTCACCTGACGCGCTAGGCACCGCATATAAGCGCCTTGGAGCAGCATACTTTGATGAGGCGGTTGATTATCCAGCGAATACCGATGAGCGCCTTACCACACGGCAGAATGCTGCGCGGTCATTTTTCCTAGAAAGACACGCGCCTATTTTGTCTGGCTCTCTGACCATTCGGGGGGCAGGCACTGTAAGTTGGAATAATCTGGGGTATTCAAGTGGGTATGCATCAATCACCATTGCTGGTAGTGCAACAATCCTGCCACCAGCTCCATTCCCAGTGCGGCGCGAAAGTGGAACAGCAACATTCTCAACTCATCCATATAAGCACAATTTTGTACCAGGAATGCAAGTAGTTATTTCTGGGATTGCACCAGCAAATTATTGCGGAACATTTACGGTAAGCGGCACGCCATCTGCAACTAGTTTTGAATATGCGGTAACCGGCAGCCCTACCACACCAGGCACCCCAAGCGGTGACCCAACGGTTGTTGCGTATGGCTCATTTATCCGTACAGGCACCGCACCAAACCAGATTGTGACGGTGACAATGCCAACACAGCACGGCATTGCAAGCGGTGCCGTAGTGACTGTAAGCGGCTTAACTGGAACAGCAGGCACATCGGCAAACGGCACTGCTATCGCAACAGTGCTGAGTGACTATTCGTTTACCTATCCAAGCACTGGCACTAATGGCACAGCTACTGGGTTTGGCACGGTATCCGCAATTAGCCTTGTGCCACGATGGGAGCCAGGCCAGTGGGTTGACATCCAGGCACCAGAGCTTGGCTTGGCATCTATGTACCGCATTGAACAGGTTGATTGGGCACTTGAGCCTGGTTCATTCCAACAGGTGATTACCATAACCTTCAACAGGAAGCCAAGCAAACTGCTCAGCAAAATGATTAAGGAAGGTGCATAGTGGCACGGCAATACGGCACCGATTCATCAATTTTCAACACGCTTAGCGCATCAATCACTGACGCTGACGGCTTGCCGCTGATTGATACTAGCAATGGGTTTGGCTCAAGCCCGCTTGGCGTTTCGTTGCGCGAGCAAATCCAGTTTGGGTTGCCCAATGCAACCTTCAACCTGCTGCCGCCTGACCCAGCCGCTGCAATTGCAGAGGGTGAGAATCCGCTGCCATTCTGGGAGCTGCAGACCACGCCAAATATCACCGCCACGGCAACTTATGACACCACTACGCAAACCTGGGGCATAAAGATTAATCCAGGTACAGCACCAAGCGGCGATTACCTAACCCTTAAAACGCGCTCTTGGGTAACCACTGACGATAACCTTGCCTTGCGGCAAACCGCCAGCCTCACGGCGAGCAAGGGTGGTACCTATGCCGGCACTAGCCAATGGAATTTGACACTAACGGCACAATATTTTGACCACGGCAATACTTCGCTTGGCAGCGCTGTTATTGGCACGGTATTTGATAACACCACTTGGACATCAATAAGCGGCACCACCACGGCGGGTGGCTCCGCCATTCCATCATCAGCCGCGTGGGCTGAATTCACGGTGAAGCTCACCGCAACGGCAAATGTCACTAGCAGCACATTCGCAACAATTAAATCATTGTTGCTTGCCACATCAACCCCAGCAGCTGGTGGCAACTTCCTAGTCACTGATACCTACACTACATCTGGCACTTGGGTGCGCCCAACTGGCGTTACAAACCTTGTAGCTGTAGTTGGCATTGGCGCTGGCGGTGGTGGTGGTGGTGGAGGAATGGCTACAGGAAGGGGTACAGGACTTGCTGCAAACGCTGATGCTGGCAACGGCGGCGGTGGTGGGCGCTGGGCAATCATTCGTGACCTTTATGTTGCTGACGCTGGTTCAGTCACTATTGGCATTGGCGCTGGTGGAGTTGGTGGCACGGCGAATGTTGCAACAAAGGCGGCTGCTGCAACCACCCTATACAACTTCAACCCTACTGCTGGTGGGAATGGTGGCGCTACAACCTTTGGCGCATACCTAAGCATTCCAGGCGGCGGCGGGGCTGGCACTGCTTCTGGAACATCTGGGTGGGGCATACCCGCTGGCACGATTACCACAAGCGTTTATGACAACGGGCAATTGGCTGGCGGCACTGGTCAGCCAAACAGCTCAGGCGGTATTGGCGGCTCTGCTTCTCCAGCCTCAGCGTTCGGTTTCTTGAGTTTCACGCCAATCGCAGGGAGTGGCATCATTGGTGGGAGCATCAGCACAGCAGTCACCTATTCAGCTGGCTCTGCTGGCTTGGTGCTGAGTGGCACGCCATTTCAGGGTGGAAGTGCTGGGTATTGCGGCGGCGGCGGTGTAGGGCCAAACATTCAGTTTGGCACTGCGCCTGTCTTTACTGGTGGGCGCAATGCCGCGGCTGGGGCAGGCGGTGGTGGTGGCGCTTCCCTGTATTACAACGCTACAGGCACTATCTCTGCTGGCACACTGCTTGCCGGTGACGGCGGGGCTGGTACAACTGCGCACGGCGCAGGCGGCGGCGGTGGTGGATGTATTGGTTTTGCTGCCACAACTCTGCGCTATGACGCTTCAGCATTCACGCTTGAATCGGGCGCTGGGGCCGCTGGTAGCAACGGCGTAATCTATGTCATCTATATTGCGTGACCGATAAAATGAGATATGCGTTTATTGATGCAAACAGCGTGGTGGTAACCATCATTGCTGGTGCGCTCAACGAAATCCAGCAAGAGCAGTTTTTAAATGATTACCACAAGCTTTTTGGTGCTGTGGCAATTCTTGAGGTGCCCGATGAAGTCACCGCTTGGATTGGCGGGGTGTATGATTCTGAGCAAGGGTATTTGCCCCCAGCGCCAGAGCCAGAGCCTCAGCCAGAGCCTCAGCCTGAGCCACAGCCGGAGCCTGAACAATGACCGCAAACCAAAGCCACGAGATTTTAAAGCGGCTTGACCGCATTGAGAAAGACCTGACCGAAATTAAAATTGACCTGGCAGAATCGCGCGGTGCGCTGAATCTGGCTAAGGGCATTATTTTCCTATTGGGGCTGACCGGCTTGGGCGGGTTGATTACCTGGCTGCAAGGGCAGGGCAAGTGATTCTGAAGGTACGCAGCCAGCTTGGCTTGGCAGAGCGCCTTGGCGTAAAGGCAATGGACGATTGCGGGCCTGCTTCGCTTGCTACGGCAGCAACCGCGCTTGGCATTGATACCAGCACCAAGCAGGCGCACAAGGCGTGTGAGCAGGCAGGGCGCGTGGATACGCCAACGGGCGCTGAGGGTACAAGTGCGGCGCAGCTGCGTGAGGCTGCCAAGATTCTGGGATTGAAGGCGCGCATTGTGTATGACTGGAGTGACGCAAGCAATAAGGTTAAGAGCGGCAGCATCCTCATCCTGAATATTCAGGCAAGCCAAAAGGTAGTGCCTGAGCGCATACGCTCTAAGTGGCAGCGCGATTACTGGCGCAAGCAGCCGCTTGCAACCTATGGGCACTGGGTAGTGCTGGCATATAGCAACTCCACTTGGGAGTACGCGTGCCCTACGATGCAGGAAGGCAAAGAGGGAAGGTGGGCAATGCCTGATGAGGTAAAGGCGCTGCGCGATAGCAAGGGCAATGCTGGGTTTCCAACACCGCCCGCAATGGTGTTGATTAATAAAAAGGAGGCACCTGAATGAATCCGTTGATGAGTGACCTATTGAATGCGCTAATCGTGGCGCTTGTGCCGGTGGCAATCGGTGCGCTTGGCTATCTTGCGCAGCAGGTGATTGCGTACCTTAAGGCGCGTATGGGCGCTGAGCAGTTTGCAATGGTTGAGGCGCTTGCCCGCACCGCGGTGCGCTCCATTGAGCAGACACTTGGCACAGAGGAAGGCGAAGCCAAAAAGGCAGCCGCTTTGGCGCTGGTGAAATCAGAGTGCCTGAAGCGCGGCTACAAGCTTGACGATGAAGCCATTGGCGCGGCGATTGAGGCGGCGGTGTATCAAGAGCGCCTGAAGCGCTAACCGGCAATGCCACTGGCACCACAGAAAACACCACCGCCCTGGGGGCGCTGTGAGGTGTGTGGATTGCATACCCGCGTGTGGAAAGCCAATGAGCGTATCGTTGCGCTAGGCGCTGGGTACGGGGTGGTTGAGGGAGAGGGCTACTGCCGCGATTGCATCAGGCTGGCTGTAGAGCTGGCAGGCTCAGAGGATATGACTGAGCAGCCCTGAGAGGCTGCTTGACCCCCGCCCGTACCCTCCTCACGGGCGGGGGCTACCCTCCGATTGTTACTATCCAGCCTGGATAAAAAATAGCCACGCAACAACCGTTGCAAACGCTTGACAGCCGTTGCAGGGGGGTGTACCTTAGGGGAGTCAGGGAGTGAATCCACCAAACGGTGGGCCTGGCAGGGGGTGAAAAGATGACAGGAAATAAACTGCCGGCAGCGGTTGTGCAGTTAGTAGGTTCTGGATGGGACGAAAGGCCGCGTAAGCTGATTGCTTGCGCTGCCTGCAATGTTCCAGTTGCTTTTAGACATCGGCGCTTTGATAAGCGGCTGACTTACAGTGGCAAGTTTGTTTGCAATATCTGCATCCACGCTGCCAAAGAGTGCAAGATTTATTTTACCGGCAGGCGCTGCAATGAATTCTGCAAGGTGCGTTAATGATTACCCTCATTGCTGAGTGCGCCACGGTGGCGCTGTTTATTGTTGCAATGGTGCTGCTCTTGGCAGCGGGAGGTATGGCGTGAAGCTGAACAGGGCTGATGAGCCAGTGGTGCTCACAGATATGCGCCCGCTCAGCGTGCCGCGCTTGGTGCGCGGTGAGCAGCGTGCAGAGAAACTGCGCTTCATTGCGCACCTGCTCTTTGCGCTCGCTGGCTGGGTATTTATCTATGCGTGGTTGAGCTAGTGCCGCTTTATGTCTACCAGTGCCCAGTATGCAGCGCGCTTGATGAGCGCCTGCAAACCGTTGATGCGCCACTTACTCCGCGCTGTGAAAAGTGCGGGTGCTGGATGCTTCGCGTGATTAGCGCACCGGCGGTGCAATACAAAGGCACTGGTTGGGCAAAAAAGGATAGAAAGAGGGAGGCAAAGTAATGGCACGCATTTACGAGTTTGTGAAAGCAGCGCAGCGCTCACCAGAGTGGTTTGCTCTGCGCAAGGATGGCATCACCGCAACTGATGCCGTGGTGATTGCTGGGCTCTCACCATTTAAGACACGCTATGAGCTCTGGGCACAAAAGAGCGGGCTAGTTGATGAGCAGCCAGCAGGTGAGGCAGCAATGCGCGGCATACTGCTTGAGCAGGCTGTTGCGGATTGGTACACGCTGGAAACAGGGCGCAAGCTCAAGCGCAGCAACGGCATTGTGCGCCGCATTGACACGCCTTGGGCAATGGCAAGCCTTGACCGCACGGTGGTTGGTGAGCCTGGTTTGGTGGAGGTAAAAACATCTACCAGCCAGCGCTGGCAGCTCTACCCAGTGCCACCTGAGTATGTGGCTCAGGTGCAGTGGCAAATGTTTTGCACCGGCGCACCGTGGGTTGATGTGGTGGCCCTGCTTGGCGGGTTGAAGTTCAGGCTTGAGCGCGTAGCGGCTGACGCTGACTACCAGCAAGACCTATACCGCAAGGCGGTGG